CCCGTAGCAGCTAATTTGAAAACTACTTGTAAGAGTTTATCTAAGACACCCTCTCGTATAACATATTTAGGCATATTTTTACTCCGTTGAAAATTGATTGGATTAAGTTACTAATAAATATCAAAATTACAGGTTTTTATCTGTTCTTAGCTCTCTCTTGTTCGTATAATTTTTTGCGTTCTTTCGCAATATCATCATACTCTTTACCTAATCGTTTTAGATAATATCTTCTGAGATGTACAGGCATTGCGTACACCTCTTCAAAAGTGTACCCACCTCTACCATAATTTAAAAGTGTGAATATTTCTTCGTGAACTTGAAGTTTGTTATGATGCGTTAGGCCAAAAAAACCCTGTCCCTAATGGGACCACTACCTCCTGAGAGTGACCACAATGTTTACATTCAAACGGATATCCCATGTCAACATCTGGTGTGATTGTAGAAATATATTTTCTAAATTCGAATGAATCTTGTGCTAAAAATTTATTGTCTACAAAATCATTAATGACTGATTGTGTTTTATCTCCGTTTACTGAGGTAATCATCTTCTTGAATCTGAAAGAGTTTGTGTAATCAATATCTGGTTGAATCTTTCTCATTGCTTCAACATCCTTATCAACCAATTTTTCTTCACCACTAGTCAATAATTTAAACTCTAATACAGCTTCTGTTTTAGGTAACGTCATGGTAAACCCATTCTCAGAAACTTCTTTCTCAAGAACCTTGTCTTTTAATTTTGTACAATCAACTTGTAAAGGGCTTGTCTCACCACATTTTTCACATTGTGCTGTACATTCATAATTTTTTCCATACCCAAGTATTCTTGCAGCAATAACTAAACCATTCTTATCACCAACAAGTAAATCATCTACTTTGATTTTTTTATCTACTATTAGTGATTCAAGAACTTTATCTAATACAATACCCTTACGAATTAGATTTATCGATGTAAGAATATCCTCTTCTTTTGCTGTCATGTATTTTAGTTCAACTTCACCCTTTGATAACGGGTTGCTTTTTGGATACAATAATCCCTTAGACGGTAAGTCAACTACTTCCGTCGGGAACTTATATTCTGCCATATGAGTTTCCTCTGATTAATATCATTAAGATTTAGAACCTTTTAAATAACTATAAACGTAATTGTTTAAATTACAAACTATTTTGATGGTGCGAATTTTTCCTTAATTGGTTTTAGTAACATATCAAATAATATATCATCATATTTTGTCGGTGTAAGTTTTACGATTTTTTCTAAAGCGTAAATAACGATCAAAACATATTCCCAATTTGCTGCTATCCATTCACTCATTTTATACTCCTATTAGAATTGTAAGATTGCGTAATCGTACTGTAGTGTTAAGGTGATGTCTGCTGGCTCGTTAGAATCGAATGCCATTTCACCAAAATTTGCTGTTGCTATGTAAGAA